CGAGCGCCGGGCGGGCGTGTCGGCGTCGTTCCTCGACCCCGGACTGATGGGCAAGGTGGACGTGCTGCGTGGCCCGGCCTCGACCTACTACGGCTCCGGTGCCCTCGGCGGCGTCATCCAGATGTTCCCGCGCACCTTCGAGGCGACGACGGTCGAGGTCGGCTATGACGGCAATGGCGACGGTAGCCGCCAGCTGGTCGGCTGGGGCGACGGCGACTGGAGCCTCGGCCTCGCCCACCGTCGCTCCGGCAACGGCGAGACCGCGGATGGTCTGGAGCTCAACGACCGGTTCGACCAATGCTTCCGCATCCAGCGCGAGGCGAGCGAGGCGGCGGGAAGGCACATTCCGATGGTGGTAGAGAATGTGCGCGGGGCGCAGCCGTGGGTCGGGCGCGCGGCTTGGAATTTCGGCAGCTATTACCTTTGGGGCGATGTGCCGGCGCTGATGCCGATCACACTGCGCGCGCGGAAAAATCCCGGCTTCCGGTTCGATGGTTCCGGTCGCAGCTTTCAGACAGAAAGTGTCAAGACCGTCGAGGGCGTCAAAGTAGCACCCGATGATGGCGGGCGGCGCACTGACATCGGCAAGGGCGCGCGGTTTACGTCTCGCGATTGTGGAGTCGACGGCGTCAAGCAGCACGGCTCTGGTCGCGAGTGGTTCGCCGGCGAGGGAACGATAGGGCGCACAACCAGCAGCAAATCCTCCGCACGCAAGTTCGCCAGCGCCATGATCGCCCGCATTCCGCTCCCATTGTCGACACATATTGCGAAGGTATATCGCCCATGCTGAGAACGCCAGATTGCACGGGGCAACGCTTTGGTCGGTGGATTGCCGTTCGCCGCGTTGAGAATAGAGGGGGCAAGCCTCATTGGGCCGGCATCCAGACGCACGGCGCGTTTATGTTTGGTTCATTCTGGTCCGCGCCGTGTACCTTCACTCAGGCCATGGCTTAAGGCCTGGATGATTTGCTAGCGCGGCCATGGCTATGCGCGTTGCGTGATCGGGTACAGCTGGGGCGCCTGTGTCGTATCGCTTCCCGGCATCAAGCCGCTTGACCCAATCGGCTGAAATGCCGAGGGCGTCAGCGGCCTGGGCTTGGGTAAATCCCATGTGTTCCCGCCAGCGCTTGAAGTTGGTCTTGGGGCGGTCGGTCATGTGTGCAGCGCCAGCCAACTGGCAAGCCACCACAGCCAGGGACCGACGATAATCCAGAACACGGCCATTTCGCCGATACCCTTGGCCACTTCATACCATGTCAGCTCTTTCATGATTTTTGCCACCTGGCTGCGTACTTGATGCATCTGACAATCCCCTTGTTGTGTGAGGGCGTCAAGAGTGGTAATCTATGGTGATTAAGCGACCAGTCGCGATACCAAGTTCTTTAAGCTTGGGCTTTACCAGCCCGTCGAACGCAGTCTTAACAAATTGATCTTTGACCCATTCATCAGTGTGAAAGACGGCACCATTAACGATAAGAGTGACACAGCGAAGGTCGTCCGGCACGTCGGATATGGACATAACATCACCATCGTATCGAGCCCAATCAGTCGGCCATTTAACGCACTTTCCTGGTCCTTGTGGACCGTGCGCCCATTCCCCGGTCTTGTGGTCGCAGGATCCGCAGCCGTTGCAAGTGTAGCTTGGGGTTTGCAGCCGAAGGGCCGCACCAACGCCGTCTGTGCGAAAGCCCGTTCCATGGCACAGGTTGCATATTTCAATGTTGGATGGGTCATCTTCTGGTCTGTAATCGGGGGAGTGCTCGCCGGTCCATCTCCCGCCGATCTGATACCAATCCCAAAAGCCACCATCGGTGTTTTCGTCCTCTCGGTGCGGGGCAATCGCGCCTTCGACAAAAGCATCAATGTCCTGAACATCTAGCGGCACGTAGAGTTCTGCGTGGAAATGCATATCTTTTCTCCTCCATTCAGCCTTCCGGATATTCCTCGGGTAACGCCACGTCGGCGCGCTCAAATGGCCAGTCATATCGTTCGCCGTTCAGCAACCCATTGATAATCGTGTTTTCAATATCGCCCGCGATATAGGCCGGGTCGCCAGGGCAGCATTTGAGAAGTTTGGCGGCCGTATATATTCGCTCAAGGGTTTGCGTCATGAAGTCGATTTGCTCTTTAAGTCGGACAATGGTATATTCGTCTTTGCTGTTAATTGAGAATGTGCCCGCGAAAACGTGCTGGGACGACTCGTCACTGACGGAAACTATTCTTGTTTCGACTCTCATTAATGTGCTCATTTGTCAGGCACCAGTGTTCCTTGTGCGATGGTTGGTAGGTCCGTGTCGCCGATAACCAAAGTCTCTCCGGTGGGTGTCTGCCCCCATTTATTCCACCACTCTGCCGCGCAGACCCCACAGAACGGGACTCTAGTTAGCCCGCTACTTGTAAGCCACTGCATGGTCAACTCGGCGGGGCCGCATCGATTAAGGCACTGCTTGATATCGATTGAGGTTCTTTTGGTTGGCATCTGTCTTTCTCCCTTTTGGTTTAGCATCCGGTACTACCGGCCCGGAGACCGGCAGGGCGAGAGGCTAGAAAAGAAAATTATTGTTGCCAGGAAGATGCCAAACAGTTTTGAGTGGAGAAATATGCATCCAATGTGCCCGGTCCTTTTCGAGCACGCCCTGTTGAACCATCTTGTCGAGCGCGCGCGCCGTCGGCTTATCAATCTGCCCAATGTTCCATACCGGCTTCCCGGATAGTGCCACGTTAATCCAATCTTGGGTTGTCATTCCCGTGTTTTTCATGAACTTATCCTTCAGGCTGTTTCTAAGGCTTTAGTGAGCACATAAGCGCGAAGTCCCCGCAAGTGGATGGCGATTTCTGCCTGCTTGCGGACGTACTGTGCGGCATAGTCAGGAGAAGAGCTACGTTTGCATTCATCGGCGATGTTCCGGGCTGTTGAATCAATGCGAGCATCAACATTAACGAGCATGTCGCGAGGCGATATGCCGGTGGCAAGGGCCTCTGAGAATTGTTCTTCAAATGTGTATTCCGTTGTCGCTTTTGAGATTGGCATCTTCCTTGTCTCCCTTATTCCTACGCATTCTATATAGTGGCCCATGGCCACCATGTCAATGGGGGGTAGGCGGCTATAACAGCCGATGGGACAAGGCTCGCGAAATTTGTGGATACGGTGGCTTTGATTTTCAACGGCGGAAATGCTAGACATACAGACTATGGACAAACCAAAATCAAGCAAGGCGCTAAAGCCGAAAAACAAGGGTGGGCGTCCCAGCGGTTACAAGCCCGAATTCTGCTCAAAAGTCATAGAGGTTGGCAAGCAGGGCGCGGGCAAGTGCGAGATGTCGGTGGCTGTGTGCGGCAGCTACATGACGTTCCAGCGGTGGCAGGAAGAGCACCCAGAGTTTTTGGAGGCCGTAAAGGAAGCCACGCGGGAATCTCAGGCATGGTGGGAGCGTCGCGGGCGTGAGGCGACCTTTGGAAAGGTTCCGGGTTTCAATGCCACGGCTTTTATCTTCAACATGAAGAACCGCTTTAAGGAAGATTGGTCCGATCGGGCGGAAAGCGGGGGCGGGCTTAACGCAACGTTGAACTTCAACGGCGACATAGAGATAAGGTTTGTAGCGCCAAAGACGGCACCGACCATTGAAGCCACGGTAATAGACGAAACCTGATGGGTGCCGCCGGCAAGGAAGACGCTCCTCTTGTGGTCTCTATGCCGGAGGCGTTCGGCGACCTGTTTAAGCCATACCGCTACAAGGCGTTCTATTCCGGGCGCGGCGCGGCCAAGTCGTGGAGCTTTGCCGCCGCTCTTGTTCTGATAGGCCGTAAGAAGTCAACGCGCATACTGTGTTGCCGCGAGACACAGAAGTCCATCCGGGACAGTGTGAAGCGGCTGCTGGACGACAGGATAGAAAAGTTCAACCTTCGCGGGTTCTACGAAAGCACCGATACCGAGATTCGCGGCAAGAACGGCACCCTGTTTGTGTTTGCCGGGCTTCGCACTCACCCCGACAGCATCAAGTCCCTTGAGGGGATTGACATTGCCTGGGTCGAGGAGGCCAACAAGGTATCGCGGCGCAGCTTGGAAATCCTGATACCGACCATACGTGGCGAAGATTCGGAGATTTGGTTCTCGTGGAACCCCGATTTCCCGACCGACCCGGTAGATGCGATGTTCCGTGGAGACGCACCGCCGCCGGGCTCGCTGGTGCGCCAGGTTCAATGGACAGACAATCCGTGGTTCCCCACCGTGCTCCGCCGCGAAATGGAGTGGGACAAGGAGCACGACCCCGATAAGTATGCGCATATCTGGCTTGGAGACTACCAGAAGCACTCCGAATCGCGTGTGTTCAAAAACTGGCGCGTGGATGCGTTGGAGGTGCCAGAGGATGCGCGGCCATACTTCGGGGCCGACTGGGGCTTTTCCGTGGATCCTACAGTCCTGGTGCGCTCCTATCTCCTGGGGCGCACGCTATACATCGATCGCGAGGTTTATCGGGTTGGCTGCGAGATCGATCATACGCCAGCGCTTTTTGCCGGGTCTGACCCCAGGTGGCCGAACGAGCATGGCTTCCCTGGTATTGAGGGCGCCGACAAATGGCCGATCACGGCGGACTCGGCACGGCCTGAAACCATCAGCTACATGCAGCGCAAAGGTTTCCGCATCAGCCCAGCGCGGAAGGGGCCGGGGTCGGTCGAGGAAGGTGTCGAGTTCCTGAAGTCGCTTGAGATTGTGGTTCACCCAGACTGCACTCACGTCATTGACGAATTATCAATGTACTCCTATAAGGTAGACGACCTAACAGGCGACGTTCTACCCGTGCTTGAGGACAGGAAGAACCATTGTATCGCAGAAGGCGAGATGGTTCTCAGTCATCGCGGGTCAATCCCCATTGAGGATGTAAAAGAGGGGGACAAAGTATGGACACGCGGTGGGTATCAGGCGGTGCTTTTTGCTGGCGTGACCGATGTCCAGCGGGAGGTCGTGCTAGTCGAGACAACAAGCGGCAACTCCCTTCGCTGCACGCCAGATCATGAGATATGGACGCAAAAAGGGTTTGTGCCAGCAGGTGATTTGAGTCGCAAGCATGAGATTCTTTGTTTAAAGGGGCCGGTATGGTTGAGGTTGTGGAATGGCGCGGGGCGACTTATCGCCGATACCCAGAAAGCCACCACCGCTCGGATCGCGTCTACTTCCAACGCATTGGGGATGACGGCACGCAACATCTGCACAGAGACATCTGGGTTCATGAATATGGGCCAATCCCCGAAGGTCGCCACATCCACCATATTGACGGCGACCCGCTCAATAATGGTGTTGCCAATCTTGAGTGCGTTACCGTTAAGGAGCACGCAGCCCGGCATCCTTGGAGTGAGGAACGAAGGTGCTGGCAGGCAAAGCATTTGGACAGAATCCGTCCACTCACCAAGGCATGGCACCGAAGTCCGGAAGGTAGAAAGAAGCACCAGGAAATTGGTGCGATGGCCTATCAGGCCTTTGTCCCGATTGAAAAGGCGTGTGCTCAGTGTGCTCGGTCTTTCGTTCCCAAGAAAATTGGCAACACGGATCGTTTTTGTTCTAACGCATGTAAGTCCGCCTGGCGGCGGGACAGTGGTGTGGACGATGAAGAGCGTGTTTGCAAGGTCTGTCAGACTGTGTTTGTCCGCAACCGGTATCAAAAAGCCGAGACTTGTTCGCGGTCGTGTACGAACCGTGCGCGCGGCAGGAAAAGCACCGCGCGTTTATGACTTAACCGTGGAATCACACCATGAATTCGTGGCTGGCGGTGTCCTCGTATCGAATTGTATCGATGCCGTTCGCTATAGTTTAGAGGGCGTTAGGATGCGCGAGGTCGGCATGATCTTCCACCGCGATGAACACGACATTCTTGAGGAGCCGATCAAGCTGCATTCCACATGGCCCCGCGCCGCTGCTATAGATATCCTTGGCGGCGAGATGTCATGCGTCTTTGGCGTGTTCGACCAAGCGTCGGATGTGATACACATCTATGCTGAATACAGCGCAACTGGCGTAGACATTGCGATCAACGCCGATGCGATTCGCCGGAGGTCAGAAAAATGGCTGCCCATACTTTTCAATCACATGGAGCATGGGCGTGGCCGGACCGAGGGTGCGCAGCTTGCTAGCCGACTGGATGACTTCAGTCTGAACATCTTCACGGTCGATGTGGACTACGAGACTCAAATGGCGGAGATGTCCAGCAGGCTTGAGACGGCAAGAATGCGGATTGCGTATCCATGCACGGAGTGGCTTAATCAGTACCGGGCCTACCGCAGGGACGAGCGCGGGAACCCGCTGAAGGAAGGCTTCGGGCTCATGCGCGCCACCGCACTTCTCGCCATGCACGGCCCCCAGATAGGCATCACGGAGAACCGGGCGCGAAGCGACGAGGAAGGCTTTGACCCAGCCGAATATGAGCGAACGCAGAGCGGGACGGGGTACTAGCAATGGATGACGAAGACAGAGAGAAAAACTATGGCGACGAATTATGCGCAGTTGTTCGCAGCGCGATAGAGGGGCTGTACACGTGCTGGACAGGGCCGCCTGTCGGCTGGCCGTACTGGCCTTTGGATAAGAGTGAGCGCTACGATATTGTGTGCAGCCATGGAGTGCGCGGTGAAGAAGAAGCCCTTGTTTTCTATCCAAACGAGAAAGAGGCGGCGCGCCGGTTTCTGTTGGCGTTTCATGACTACGCACGAGACAGGGGCGATTGTGTGATCTGGAGATATAATCCCCCCATCCGGATGGACACAGACGGCCCGGCGAACCGTTCGATGGTCCGAGAATCAGGAGCAGGTCGCCTTCCCGATGGGGCTGGGCGACGACTACGCC